GGACACTAGAGCTAGAGGTTAGGTACAAAAAGTCCCAACAGACATTAACAGAGTCTTTAAGCATAAAGACTAAGACGTTCTCCAGAGCTGGAGAGGTACTACAGGAGGTCCGATAATGGCAAATGAAAACTATGTTCCGCAAGTAGATTACACCTCTCGTGACTACCTATCTCTCAAAGAAGAGATGGCAGCTCTCATCCCGTACTTTGCCCCCAACTGGACTAACCGCGACCCCGCAGACTTTGGCATGACCTTAATTGAATTGTTTGCATATATGGGTGACCAGCTTAATTACTATATCGACCGTTCTTTGAACGAGGCTTTTATTACTACCTCCAGTCAAAGAGATAACGTTTTAAAAATTGCAAGACTTCTTGGGTACACACCTACAGAGTCTACGGCTGCAAAGGTTACGCTGACCTTTCAGAACTCAACTGGAAGCACTATCACCGTACCAAAAAGAACTCAGGTATCAACTACTGTTGTAAACAGCGGTTCAACAACCCAGATTATTTTTGAAACTGACAGTGCGGTAACTGTGCCTGCAAAGGTAGGAACAACTAATGGTTCTATTACAGTAACGGCAACTCAAGGCGAGACACTTGGGTATGACGCAATCACACGCCCTACAGATGGAGAGCTAGGGGTATCTAATGGTGCAGCCAATCAGTTCTACCCAATCCCAGACTCCCCAGTTATTGGTGGAAGCATTGAGATAGATGTATCTGGAGTTAAGTATTCTTATGTCCCATTCCTAATTGACTACCAAGATTACGACCCAGTGTTTACAACCTACACAGATGCTGAAGGCACTACATACGTTCAGTTTGGTGACGGAATCAGTGGACGTATTCCAGCAAACCAGGCAACTATTAAAGCTACCTACCGTATAGGTGGAGGCAAGCTAGGTAACGTTGCAGCTAACACTATTAAGTTTGTTAAAACAAATGCAACAATCGGCCTTTCTGTAAACAACCAGGACGTTGGAGAAACTTCTGGAGCTGCTACAGGCGGAGCTGACCCAGAGACAACAGACTCTATTCGTATCAACGCCCCTAAGAGCGTGAGAGCACTTAACCGTGCTGTATCACTATCTGACTACTCTAACATCGCTATTCAGGTGCCTGGTGTAGCCAAGGCTAACTCTATTGCGGATGTGTATAGCAGTGTGACTATCTATATTGCACCGTTCGGTGACTCGGGTCTTCAGTCAGATGGGCAAACAGCCTCTGATATCTTTAACAACCTAGCCGTTAATATTGGTAAGTTCTTTGAGGACAAGACTCCTCCAGGAACCTCAATCACACTTCAACCACCTGCTTATGTAGACGTAAGACTTAAGTTAGACTGTGTAGTATTACCACAGTTTAGAACGGAACAAGTAACAGCATCAATTAAAGAAGCTATTACTGAACTGTTTGATTTTGATAACGTATCTTTTAATGACCGCATCACTACAGCCGACGTACTAAGCGTCATTAGAGAGGTAGACGGGGTTGCCCGCGTCTCTATGAGCAAGATGATTAGAAAAGACGAAGATAAGGTATGGAGCATCAATAACAAGGTTCTATCAAATAGCGTAGCCACGCTTACAACTACAGCAACTCACAACCTTCAAGTTGGAGAGACTGTGTTGGTAAGCGGTGTTAACGCCCCTTTTGATGGCGCCTTTGTTGTTACAGCTGTAGCTCCTACTACATTTAGTTACTCTGTTATTAGTACAAACGTTTCTACAGCAGCAGTCTCCCCTGTTGGAAAGGTTGCGTTGTTAGCTGTAAAAGACATCATTTGTTTAGAGAACGAGCTACCTCAACTAGAGGTAACCACGGTTGCTGGGGTAACAACTGTGGCGGGAATCGACCTGACAACAAGCGGAGGAATTAGTTAATGGCACGGTATGGTCTTGATTACTATAGCGCGTCCAGTTTTCCGTTAAGTTACTACGGAAGCGACAACGCACTTAATTACGATGCTAACCCTGTTTTTGCGCTGTCCTCTGGGTACAACCAGTTAACCCTATTTTGGACAAGCCCAGTGGGTGCATGGGTTAAGTTGCGTCTAGTAAGAAGCCCATACGGATTTCCTGTAAACGTAACTGATGGTGATAAAGTCTTTGAAACCACAAGACGAGCAGACCCACAGTTCTACATAGATAAGACCTCTCTTATAAATGCAGACTCAAAAGTTTACTTCTACTCTATATTTGTATTTGACTCTGTACAGCTCACTTGGGTATTAGCTGGACGAATGTCTGGTATGTCCGTGAAAGACTACGGCACCGCTGACAAGATGTACAACTATCTTCCACAGGTTTATAAGTTAACAACCCCTTATATAGCGTCGGAAGCTACAGACAATAATGATTTGCGTAACTTCCTATCCCTATTTGCTTACGAGCTAGACCACACAAGAGCACTAGCAGAAATTATTACAGACCGCTATAACTTTGAAAGAGTTACAGCCAGCTCTATCCCACTTTTGTTAAATCAGTTTGGTCTTAGGTATGAACCAGAAATTGGGTTTCAACAGTCGCGTATCCTTGTAAGAGACTCTGTTCAGCTAACAAAAGAAAAAGGCTCAGCCCAAGGTCTACGGGAATATATAAAAGGATTTACAGGATGGGCATGTCCAGCACCAGTTGCTGGAACACCTAATCCAACAGTTGATGGATTGCAGGTAAGTCATAACTTAATGTTGGATTACAACGACTCCTCATTTGAAGAGGGCGTTGGACACTGGACAACCCCAGACAACACAGCCTCTCTATCTCAAATGGGTGTTAAGTCTGTTACCAAGTATCAGACTAATAACAACAACCTTCGTATGATTGTTGGCGCTAACGGTTATAAGATTGGCGACAAGATTACTATCAGTGGATTTAAATCCCCTGCATATAACTCTAGCTCTCCTGTATCTATCACTGGAGTTGACCCACTTAGTTACATTGAAGTTATTGTTTCTAGCCCAGATATTGCTTTGGTAGATGCCTTTAACAAAGAAGCAGACGCTTACCCAGAGGTTACTCCGTACCCAACCCCATACTCAGAACCGACTGCCCCCGCACTTTACCCAAATAAACAAGGTGGAGTTTTATCTGTAGCAAACTCAACAGCATCGCCTCAGGTTGTCACGTTATCTTGCGGAAGCGCCTCGCCAAAAACTTTAGGAATCCCCATTAACTCTGGAGATACTTACACATTTAGCATCTATACCGCGGCACTCTCGACTGCTCGAAGCCTTACAGCGGGCATCAGTTGGTATGACCGTTTTGGAACATTTATGTCAACTACTACAGGTAACCCTGTAACAAATGCAACTGGTGCCTTTTCAACAAGAGCGGTTGTAACTGCAGCAGGTCCTTGTAATATCACTCTAAACCCGTTCTTTGCTACCGCAGGAACTGGGTACGCAGATGGCGTTTATACAAACGTTCCACTAACTAGAGTTAGTGGCAAAGCATTTACTATTGCACCAAGAGCAAACATTGCTATCTCTGGTGGGTCAGTGTCATCTCTATCTATTACAAATGGTGGTAAAGGCTCAGATACAACAACCATCTTCTCTTTTGATAAAGCTTCCATCGGTAGCGCAACAGGCTCTGGCTTCTTAGCCACCGTTAACCGCGTGCAGGAGTCTTACTACGCAGCCCCTACTATCTCTATCTCTAGCGTAGCCAACGCCGCAAGCGGTGAGCGTCACTACTTTGATGCAGCACAGTTTGAAAAAGCTGGAGCTGTTACAGATTTTGATGAGGCTCGTCAAGTACATATTACTATGAAGGCTAGCCGCATTAACGAAATTAAAAACCCAACATTTAATAGTGCAAACAGCTTTGCACCTTGGGGTTTTACAAACGGAACGCCAACAGCCTCAACCGCTCAAACTGACCCTATTGATGACCTGTTAATTATTGAAGGTTATCAACAGACGGGTACAACAGCAGAAATATCTCTATCAACAGTTCATGCGTATAAAGCTAACGATATTGTTGTAGTAGCGGGTTTGCCTGCTGCATATAACGGAGTAAAGACAATTACTGCAGTTACCGACTTTACAGTCAGCTACACCGTTAGCCCAAGCGCAACCGTGGCGTTCACCGCTGATGCGGGAACTATCGCTAAGTCTGGAAACTCTTGCTTAGTAACTAAGCCTGCAACTGGAAACACAGAAATTAATGCTGCGTCATCTTCTGCAACCTACATGGATATTCATTACCCATCTACTAACTACACTTTTAGTGTGTATGTAAGACGAGTTACTGGAACTGCTGCCCCAACTGTGCGACCAGTTATCTATTGGTATGACAGCACTAAGACCGCCATCTCTAGTAATTTGGCTGACCTTGTAACAATTAGTAGTTCTACGGAGTGGTCAAGAATCAATGCAACCTCGGTAGCCCCTGAGAACGCCGCCTATGCAAGCGTGTCTGTTATCTGGACTAATGGGGCAGCCAATGACTCAATCGCATTGGACAACGCCTTGTTTGAAAACAGTCCGTTTGTACTCCAGTACTTTGATGGAAGCCAGGGCTTTGGTTCTACTGCTGAACTGTTCTGGGAAGGCCAGACCCCTAACCTAGCCCGCAGCCACTACTACAGAAACCGCGTCGCTATCTCTGACCGCCTTGCAAAAGGTGCCTTACACGAGTGGCTTGTTAGCGGCTCTACCTACGCCCTATACCTAGCTCAGCCAAAGACGTAGTATGATGCTCCCATGTTGGAGCTGATACTCGTTGGTTGTTTTACTGGGTTCTTCCTAGCTACAGTGCGGAATCTAGTAGACGTATTAAGTATTTTTATACCTACTTCCGTAATTAATGCTGTACTTTCAATTATATTTGCAAGCGTAGCCGTGTATTTAGTTGAAA